ATTATTTATTTACACTGGGATGTTGACATATTGACGATAACGTGTATCGTTAATGTTATCCCGACCGGAATTAGCCGACTGGGTGTAAACGAGGAAAACATTATGGCAATTGAATTGCGGCGCACTGGCACGCTTCACGATAAGGGCGTGAAAACGCTGGTGTATGGCCAGGCAGGTGCGGGCAAAACCTCTCTCATCAAAACGCTACCAAATCCGGTGGTTTTATCGGCTGAGGGTGGCTTGCTGTCTTTGCATGACGACGATGTACCGTATATCGACGTGTTCAATATGGATTCGTTATATGAGGCGTATGAGTGGATCACAAGCTCTGAAGAAGCTCGCGAATTTCAATCTGTCGTTATCGACTCTATTTCTGAGATTGGCGAAGTGTGCCTGAATAACGAAAAAAAGGCTGTGACCGATCCACGTCAAGCGTATGGCGCCATGCAAGAAAAAATGACCGATATCATTCGAGCGTTCCGAGGACTAAATTGTTGGCACGTATACATGTCGGCAAAAGTCGAAAAAACACAGGACGAGATGGGGCGGGTGCTTTACTCGCCTTCAATGCCCGGTAATAAAGTTGGGCAAGCGTTGCCCTATTTCTTCGACATGGTGCTGGCGTTGCGGGTCGAAAAAGATCAAGACGGCGTTGTGCAGCGGGCGTTGATGACCGATTCCGACGGCCTTTGGCTGGCTAAGGATCGATCCGGCAAGCTGGATGACTGGGAAGCGCCCGACCTTGGCGAAATCATCAACAAAGTGTCGAAGGGCCTCTAATGGACGATGACATTTTGCGCCTGTCAAGCAAATGGCTGTTCCTAAAAAACCAAGAGCGAGACGCTGTCAACGCACGCCGTCAAGTTGAAGATGAGCTAATTCAGTTAGTGAAAACAACGCCAGACGGCAGCGCGACCACTACGCTTGGCAATCTGAACGTCAAGGTCACGGGCCGCATGAACCGTCGAGTCGACGGCGACTTGCTGCAGGACTTGGCCGCTGAACATGGCTTGACTGATCACCTTGGCACGCTGTTTCGCTGGAAACCTGACATTAACTTAGCGGCGTGGAAAGCCGCTGATCCATCTATCACTGAACCCCTGCTTGACGCCATCACCACCAGTGAAGGGCGGCCAAGCTTCAATATTACAAACGAGAGGTAACACACATGGCATCTTTAAACGAGGAATTTGACGCGAGCAGCGTTGAGGTAAGCACTAACACCTACGAACCCGTGCCGGCTGGCTGGTACAGCGTGAGGGTGAACGACGCCGATCTAAGAACTACAAAAGCCGGAAACGGCCGGTACATAGCGGTTCGCTACGACATCGTCGGACCAACGCACGAAGGCCGGGTCGTCTGGGGCAATCTCAACATCAAAAATCCTAGCAGCAAGGCCGAGGAAATCGGTCGCCAACAATTGGCTGAACTCATGGTAGCGGTTGGTCTTAAAAAAGTCTCGGATACCGATCAGCTAATCGGTGGCGAATTGTCCATTAAGCTCGCCATTCGCAAGTCCGACGAATACGGAGACAGCAACGACGTCAAGGGATTCAAGGCAATCTCTGGCTCCCCTGCACCGGCAGCGCCTGACTCGCCGACAAGCAAGGCACCGTGGCAAAAGTAACCCCGATCAGGGCGCTCCGGCGCCCTTTTTTTTGAGGTAATAACAAATGGCAAAGATTCCTGAGCCAACGATCAGCACCGGGTCACTGATTGATAAGCACCATGAATTGCATCAAGACGGCCCAAGGCCGCATCTGGGCGCTTCTCTGCTCGGCCATCATTGCGACCGATACTTGTGGCTGTCCTTTCGGTGGGTGCGCCCGGAACAATTTCCGGGACGTATTCTGAGACTTTTTCGCCGAGGTCAAAACGAGGAACAGATTATCATTGCGGACTTGCGCGCTATTGGGATCGACGTAAAAACGACAAACGGCAGTCAGGACCGGGTCGATTTTGGAAACAACGTATCGGGCAGCATGGACGGTATCATCAATTCTGGCGTGCCCGAATCTGTAAAAAAGCGTCATGTTTTAGAGACCAAAACGCACAACAAAAAGTCTTTTGACGATTTAGAAAAAAACGGCGTTGAGAAATCCAAGCCGCAACATTACGCACAATGCCAAGTTTATATGCTTGGCTCCAAAATCGACCGGGCCTTGTATGTCGCCGTATGCAAGGACGACGACCGATATTATTTTGAACGCATAAAGTTGGATAAAAAACGCGCAAAAAAATACGTTGATCGAGGACATCGGATCGTAGCCAGTGATCGTATGCCGGCCCCCATATCGCACGACCCGACTTGGTATCAGTGCAAAATGTGTTCGTACCATGATTTTTGCCACAAGGCTGCGCTGCCTGAGGTGAATTGCAGAACGTGCGCTCATTCGACCGCGTGCAGCGATTCAACATGGCGCTGCGATAGGCACAATGCCGACGATATCCCGTTAGATTTTCAGCGTACCGGCTGCGACGACCACGCGCTGCACCCCGACGTCGTACCCTGGGAAATGGACCAAGACGCAACCACCGAATTCGAGCCGGTCTACATTATTGATGAGAGGCCGGTAAAGAACGGCAAAGGCGGTTATTTGTCATCAGAAATCGTGGCGAATCCAAGAATGTGCGCCTTGGATGACGCCAACATCGTCAAGCTGTCGGATGCCTTTGACGCAAGGATTGTAGGCTAATCATGCTGCGAGATTATCAGCAACGGGCAATTGATCACCTGTACGAGTGGTTCAGGCGCAACGACCAAGGGCACCCATGCTTAGTGCTGCCGACCGGCTCCGGCAAGTCGCACGTCGTCGCTGCGCTGTGCAAAGACGCGCTGCATAATTGGCCAGAAACGCGGGTGTTGATGCTCACGCATGTGCGCGAATTGATCGAACAAAACGCTGACAAAATGCGCCAGCATTGGCCAGGAGCGCCGCTCGGTATCTATTCGGCTGGATTGCGGAAGCGCGAATTAGGCGAACCGATTACGTTTGCCGGCATTCAATCGGTACGCAATAAGGCGGACAAACTGGGGCATATTGACCTCGTCATTGTCGACGAATGCCACCTTATCAACCACCGGCAAGAAGGCGGATATCGCAAACTTATCGACGATCTCGAGAAAATTAACCCGGCGCTGCGCGTCATTGGCTTGACGGCTACGCCGTATCGTTTGGGGCACGGGTACATCACCGACGGCGACGCACTGTTTGATGACCTCATTGAGCCGGTGACTATCGAAGAATTGGTACACCGTAACTTTTTGGCCCCGGTTCGATCCAAGGTTACTGATCTGAAGCTAGAAACTGACGGCGTACACAAACGAGGCGGCGAGTATATTGAGGCGGAACTACAAGCCGCTGTAAATCAGCCGCTAAAAAATGATCAAGTCGTGCGCGAGGTTATCAAGCTGGCCGGCAATCGCCGCGCTTGGCTGTTTTTCTGCGCGGGCGTCAAGCACGCCGAGGCCATCGCTGACTTGCTCAATCAATACGGCGTCACCGCTGCTTGCGTCACTGGAGATACGCCAATGGCTGAACGTGACCATATATTGACTGAATACAAGGCCGGTCGTATCCGGGCGCTGACAAACGCGAACGTGTTAACGACCGGATTTGATTACCCGGATATCGACCTCATCGCAATGCTGCGCCCTACGTTATCGCCTACGCTATACGTGCAAATGGTTGGTCGCGGTATGCGCCTGAAGTCAAACGCCGATCATTGTCTGGTGTTAGATTTTGCCGGGTGCGTGCAAACGCACGGCCCCATCACCGCAGTGCGACCGCCGGAACAGGGGATGCAGGGTAACGGAGAGGCACCCGTAAAACTGTGTCCCAATTGCGACGAAATTGTGCATCTATCCGCCAGGACATGTGATGCGTGCGGTTACGAGTTTCCGGTACTGGAGAAACGATACGAATTGCACGATGTCGATATTATGGGGAGCACGACGAATGTCATGGATGTTACCGACTGGCGCTGGTCTGATCACTTAAGCCGATCTTCTGGGAAGAAGATGATCAAATGCACGTACTACGGGGCGCTTTCGGATCGACCCATCACCGAATATCTGCCGATCTTGCATGATGGCTATGCCGGGCAAAAGGCCATGACTAATCTTGTATCAATTGCTGCACAAGCAGGGTCAGCTATTCCGAATGGCGGAACATTGATTGATCTATGCGAAAGACTAAACGAAGGGCAAAAACCCAATCGAATCAGATACATGAAGGACGGGAAATTTAACCGAGTCACTAAGCGAGTATGGAATGAGGCACGAGAAACCTAGTATTGTGGTGGCGTGGGAGCGTGGTGCATTAGCGCCAAAATGCTGCCACACTTGCGAGAATTATGATGAGCAGGGCGTATGTCAAGTGTACATAGAAGAACCACCCGCAGAGTTCGCGGCAACGCAAGATCAGTGCGATCAGTGGGAGATGATGATTCCGTTCTGACTGAGCATGAGGTGCAGCGTGAATTCGTTATGTGGTTTCGCCAGACCATAAAAGGCGTCCGAATCTTTGCGATCCCTAATGGCGGCTATCGAGGAAAACGCCAAGCCATGCAACTAAAAGCTGAGGGAGTCAGTAAAGGCGTGCCCGATCTTTTTTGTCCAGAATTGTTTTTATGGATTGAAATGAAACGAGCAAAAGGCGGCATCGTTTCGCCAGATCAAAAGGACTGGCTGGCGTACCTTGAGTCGGTCGGATATAAAACCATGGTATGTCGGGGTTTGGCTGACGCTAAAGCACAGGTCATTGAGTTTTTGCAGATTGGGGAGGGGTTTCGAGGTGGGCGTTAAAAGTTACGACGATTTTACCGCGCGTCATGCTCAATGACTAACTCACCGATGGCCTGTACCAACTGCGGAACTACGGCGTTGCCGAGTGCTCTAAGGCGGTGTGTCCGATTGGGAACCCCATCAAGTACTCTACAAATGCTGGGTTCAGGGCGCCAGATCGCTGGTTCTCGATTGTTAGCGCGTCGCTGAGGCTGTTCGTTGCTCCGCGTCCCGACGCTTTCAGCGTTTCTAGTGTCCGACCACCTTTGTGTTCGCGAGCGGTCGGCGTCGGCCACCAACCGCTGTTCATTGACGGAGCCATCTGGTTCGCTTTTGCGGTTGGCGTATGCAAGAACCCAGACCCTGTCTCTCCGATGCTGGGCGTCGACGGCGCAAGCTGGAAGTACAAACGTTTCTGTGGTGTAGCCCGCGCCTTCCAAGTCAGATAGCACGTTGTCGAGTTCCATCGAGATGATACCAGTAACATTCTCGCCAATGACGTATGAGGGAGCCACTTGCTGTATGACTCGCAGCATCTCAGGCCAGAGTGCGCGGTCATCTTCTGCGCCTCGCTGCTTCCCGGCAACGGAGAATGGCTGGCATGGGAATCCTCCGCAAACAACGTCAACTGATCCGTAGTATCCATGTGCGTCAAGTTCCGTGATGTCTTCGTGTATTGGGACGCTAGGCCAGTGCCTAGCGAGTATCTGTCTGCAATATGGGTCGCGTTCGCAAAACGCCACTGTGGTCATGCCGGCGGCTTCTAGGCCGAGTGAAAATCCGCCAATTCCGCTGAATAGGTCTAGGACTTTCATGGTGTCTGGGCAGAAACAATCATCCGCTCCTCCAACTCCGCCAGCCACCAAATAAGATTACCAGTCTTTTGCTCGATAGATGCTTGCTCGACAATGTAAGCGCCGTAGCTGCCAAGCTTCCGCGCCTCTTTTTGAATGGCTTTTGAGCTTTTATTGCCTTTCCGCCAAGCGCTAGGATCGTCGGCGTACTGGTAGGTCCAATCGTGTCGGCGCAATAGATCAATCAGTTTTTTTATGTCACCGCTCATCGTCACAGCCATTCAGCTTTGCTCAGGACCCATCTCATCCGATTGAGCAACTGCCGTTCAAATCGGTACGCTGCAGCGTCTCGGCCCTTCAGTCTCTCCATGCGCGTGCGTGTGCGCGTGATTGCTAACGTAATTGTGTTTGGTTGTGCTGTCATACCGATACCCATACGGCAATCAGTAGGATGACGAAGGCCATCATGCTCAATCCAAGCGTGAGCCACGTTCCTGGCCGTAATTCGTCCCAATTCTCACGGCGTTTCTGCGTCAACCAATCCCTGTCATATTTCATTTTTTCATTCGCCTCGAGGCTGTTGTGGTCGCAGTTATATAATAATAAACTTCAGGCAATTGCAACAAGGACATTGGCTGCTATGCCGTACATTGGATCAAAAAAAAACAGAGATCGGCTTGTCCATTTGATGGCCACATATAACGTTGACAGTGTCGAGGTTGGTAAAATTTTGAGCAGAAAACCCGCCACAGTGTCAGTTTATGTGGCTGCTTCCGGCGTCGATATCCCCGACCATTTGTTGGAGTTGCTGGAGCTTAAATTGATGGCAATTAACCCTGTCGCATACCCTAGATAAGGTACAAGAGGGTACAAATGTACTTTTTTGTACTTGTACCCAAAATCGACCAAATCTGGGACAAAAAGGGTACAAAAAGGTACAACACCCCTTTAGGGGTTGTACCCTTGTACCTTTGTACCGAGTAGGCGGTTGTTCCTTGTCTGTTTGTCTTTATTTTTATATGCTCCGATTGGAGGCGTTAGGGGTACATCATGGAAATTAGCATCAGGCACAACATCAAAGAAGTGACGCGTGGCCTGAACAAAGTGCAGCGCAAACAGATACCGTTCGCCACCAGCCAAGCTCTCAACGACGTGGCTAAAGACCTAGCGCGTAAGCAAATGCCTATCGAGATGCAAGCAACATTTCAAGGTGGCGCGACAGGGCACACGAGGAGGGCATTCCTGTACGAACGCAGCAACAAGCGCAATCTCCGCGCTAGGGTATTTACTAATTCGCGAACGCATGAGTACATAAGTTACATGGTGCATGGTGGGCAACGATTGCCTAAGCGTCGGGCTATCTTCATCCCTAGTCGAAATGTAAAACGAAACAAGTTTGGCAACGTTACTCGAGCCAAGATGCAAAAGATGATCACTGACAATAAATTCTTTACAAAAAATGATAAGAAATATGAGAAGTTTGGCCGAGGTGGATCGAAGACACGACTGGTAGGCGTCTACAAATCCTCCGCGATGTATCGCCCTGTGCTGCCGCTAGATAAAATCGCAAGGTCGTATATTTACTCGGCGAGCGTGGGATTCACTCCCCGGTTCAGGGAACGCCTGACGAAAGCATTGGCGACCGCGAGATAATGATGGCCTTGCGAAAGATTAACCTTCTTGGGGTACCCCCGGGGTTTAGGTACTCCCAATAGGC